TTTAGATGTGTTGTGCTCAAGGCCGGTGATTGTAAAAATTTCGCCATCTTCAACAACGCTTAAAACTCTAAAAAGTTGGGCCGCAAGCGTAGAAGTCTCAATCATGTAAATTGTCCCAATTGCAGGCGTTTGGCCAAAATCTGAGCTGACACTAATTGTCTTGGCATCAAAGTCAGCGCTTGCAATCGTACGCTGCTCAACGCTGCCATCAGGCATAACAACGCTAATAGTGTCTCCAGGCGCTGTAGCGATGCTCTGGTCAATTGTTAGCTCTAAAGGGTCGCCTTCTTCTTGAAGTAATGAGCCATCTTCTAGTAAAAAATATGTATTATCTTCTAAAAGAATCTCGCCTACACTATCTGCCACGCGACCAGCCTTACGGACTCCAGCACGCATAGAGTCCATGACTTTAATCATTTGCCCCGGCCGCACTACAGCGCCGTCTAGGCCAACCTTGAAGGTGACTGTGCTGTTTTCGTTTTGCTCTTGATAAAGCAGCCAACGCCCTGCTCTGTTTGCTTGCCCCCTGCTTGTGCAACCGAAAGCAGCAATGCGCGTTTCTATAACTCCAAATTTTGCAATTGCATCTTCATCTGAAACATATTCTACTTTTTGCTCATAGTTGTTCTCTGGATCGTTCCAAGTCACTAGAGCAACCGTATGCCTTGCTTTTAATGAGCTACCCTCGTAGGTGAAATCACCATTGATAACATTGGCGTTATTAAACAGAGCGACAGGATCACTTGGGCGATCTGCTGAAAATGCAACCTGACCGGATGACCAATAAGCCATTCCACGGAAAATAGATGCAAAATCTTGAATGACGTTGAACGCCTCATCCTGCGTCTGCATATAGACGTTACAGAGGAACCTTGGCTCTGTTGAGCCTTGCCCGTCATTTACCTGTGCGTTTGTATATTTTGAAATTTCATATAGTGACCACTTATCAACCTCAGCAGCAGTGACAAAGTTGCCCAAGCCGTAACGGTTGGCCGTAATTAGATCTCTTAAAATCCAAGCTGGATCAGCACACCAAGCCGTTTGAAACTGACCGTCCCAAACACCAGAGTAGGAGAGGCTGCCATCTGTGCTGTTAACCGTTGCATTGCTTGGTATCTGAACTTTGACGCCTTTAACGTCATAAGAGCGAGTTGGCACCTCTTGAAATTGTGTGGCCTCAAATCGCAACGCAACCAAGGCAGAAAGCGGATACCGCAATTTGCCATCAACGATCTCAGTGAATCCGGCAAAGGTAAGCTGTCTAAAATTTGTTGCCCCGTCATGCACACCTGACGTTCTGATGACTTTGATGTTCCAAGGCGCCGAACCTGTCAGCGTAATTTCGTGCGAACGCTCGTAAGCACTTGTGCATTTGCCATTAACCGTAAAAGGGCCAGCTGATGTATAGCTGCCGCCACTGGGTTGAATTTGTATGTCATAGCTAAGTGTTGTAGCCTTAAGGCCATTGGCGACTTTAAACAATTGCGGAATTAAAATCCTGACAATTAAACGGTCAGTGTTTGACCCCGTTGCGGTTCTAACAACTGAATCGTTTACAGCATCGCCTACCGCAGTGTTGACGCTTGTAACTGATTCTGATGCTGGGAAACCCGGAATGTAATCCTGCGTTTGCGTGCCAGCCCTAAAAGTAAATCCATCAAAAACAAAATTATCTGTGTCATCAGCATTTCTAAGTGGCGTGTCATCAAGGAAAAACGATTTAGTGTTATCTGAATCGACAAACCCCTCAATCTCGCCCTCGCTAATTAAATCAACAAGTCGGATGCTTGACTTGCTAAACAACGAGTTTGGATCATCTGAAGGTGAAGGCGCTGTAATTACAGGTTGCTGAACAACAACTGTTTGCTGTACAGGAACAATCGGTCTTGGGTTGCTTTTCCGTTTGCGGCCGCCACCAGAGCCAGCAATCGCTTTAGCCATCAAATATCCTCCACGCTGAGGCCAGCACTAATCACAACGCTACCAACCTTCATTCGGCCATAACAGATGGGCACGGGGTTGCCTTGCGCTGTGAGGTTAACGGCACCATTAAAAATGTAAGAACCGCGGTTGTCTGCGATCTCGTTGTTGACTGCAGAAAATGACTCGCGGGATCTTTGACGAATTGGGCTAAGCGAGCTTGCTGCGCCTGCAGGGCTACTAATTGTGGGCGAAAGCAGCTGCGCTGTACCACCAAGCACCAACGCGGCACCCACATAACCAATAGCAGTAGCAGCACCAGCAGTTCCTGCAATTGCGCCAGTGGCACCCAGGACACCCAAGCCAATAGGCCCCAACAAGACAGCTGCAGCAATCAAGCCAATCCCTGCAAAAATTTGCCCAACACCGCCACCACCTGCGCCCTGCAGCACTGGGGTGATGCTAATTTCTTCCGTTTGGCCGGTAGGAAAATCAATCTCATCTAGAGACTGCATCACATCCCTGCCAACTTGCACGATGTAACCCACGCCCCTTTCGCCTGCCTCACATAGCTCAGATTGAAAACCTTCAAAGTTGGCGCATAGAGCCCTAATTGCCTCAGCTGGCGTGTTCAGATCGAAGCTATGCACCCGCCCAAACTTCTTGCCTAATTCACCACGCAGAACGACCGTTTTCATAGCCGACTCCGGTGTCGCAGGATGTGCGTCGTGTTCTTCATATAATAGCCAGAAAGCACATCACGGCTAGAGAGTCGATCCCGCATGTGATGCAAAATTAAATCCTCGCCAATACAAACAGCGACATGAGATGGCACAGGTGATTGAATCTGCATAAGCAAGGCGTCGCCCCATTGCGGCTGTGTTTCTGGCTCTAATCGCTCAAATCCTTCATTGGCAAAATTGTCAACAAATGTGTTGCCGCCTTTGTTCCACCACTCGCCATTTCTCTCATAATCTCCAAGCTTTAAATCCATATTTTCGGCATACCAATCGCGAGCTAGCGAATAGCAGTCAAGCGTTCCATAACACCACTCACGGCCTACCAGGGGCGCCTTCCAGCCATCCGGCTCATAACTATTCCAAGTGTCAGTAGCAACGCCGTAGATATGCCATGGCAGGCCGCTAGCTTCCATCGCCGCACGGTCGGCCATGCTCGCAACTGGGAGGCAGTTTGGGTGGCTGTGAATGACCGCCACGATCTCGCCAGCGTCATCGGCTGCCGCATAATCCTTGGGGTTTAGAACGAAATGGTCCTCTTCGGTTGCAATGTTTTGACAGGGCCAATACCGCTCACGGCCTTTAATAATCACTAGCAGCCCGCAGCTTTCAGCAGGCGCTTCCTTAATCGCGTGTGCTTTGGCAGCTGCTTCTGCCGTCTTCTTCATCCGATCAATCCAACACTTGGGAAGCCGCCATAGGGCAGCGGATTATCATCGCCAAACCGCAACTTGCAGCCAGTCAAACGGTGAGAGCATTTGTCTTGTGCAAGCGTGCCGACTGGATTGTCGTCAATGTCAAAGTAATCCGTGCCCGTATAGCCACAGCCTTCGCCACGATAAGTCCATGGGCAGATATTTTGGATGATCTGACGCCGTGGCAACATTACGCCGGCAACATCAAAAGTAGCCGCTAGCTCCCATGTAACTTGATCTCTTGTCTCAATTACTTTGCGATCAATGATGTAGATTTCACGCGGAAACTCTGCAAAGGGGTCGGCCGTTAGATTGGTGCCGCTTTCAAAATTTACGGCATCAATATATTTTTTAAGCGTTCTAATTCGTGTAACCTTTGCGCCCACAAAATCTTTGTATTCAAGTGCCAAACCAGAGGCCAAGCCCAAGATATTGCTAATGGCTATCTGAGGACGCGGCAGCTGCCCTTGTCCTTCTAATTGAAATCCTGTTGCTTCAATCGGATAACGCTCATAGCTGTTGCCTGCCCAAACAAGATCCCCGCTAATCTGCTCATTGACTCCGGCATGAAACCGTCTGACTTGATCGTCACCAATACTGCTTGCTGTGCCGTCAAGCTCAAACAATTCAATCACCGCACTAGGCGAAAGCTTGTTTAGTTCCTCTCCAACAGATGTGACCGCAACCCATGTACAAGTTCCATCCTCAATTGTTAAGCCACGAATTGCCGGCCAAGGGCTTGGCTCTGACGCCGCACTCGTACCAGCCACCGTGCAACGGAACACAAGTCCGCTGTTCTGGACCGTTGTGGCACGTCGTACGTCACCAACAGAAAATGCGGTACTAGCAGTCCAAGCAGTAAAAGCCATTTACGGTTCAAACACCTCTTCAAAAGTGGCTGTAATAACGCTGATGTCTGCATACTGGTGCTCCCGCTCCCAGCTGCGGCACAACCATTTATAGGTGCTGCTGTCTTCAATCGGGCTCCAATCAAATGAGTCTTTGCCGTTGCGGGCTTCAAAAAATGCCTCAATTGCATCAGCGTCAGCGTTGCTTAAGGCACTCCAGCGAAGATCCCAAGTTTTAGGGTCTTGGTTAATACCAAAAACTACACGTTGCTCGTAACCATCACCAAATTTGAGGCTACGGACTTGTGGTTGGCTTTTACGGCGTGCGCGAAAATCAGGTGTCGTTGCGCCTGCAGATGTACCAACAGTCGCGTCGTCAAAGGTGGCCATTATGCGAGCAAGCCTCCAGGGCGTTTTTGCTTAAGCAGTTCTTGTCTGATAGCAGCACCAAGCGCTTGTCCAAGCTCATTAGCGCGGCCGCTATCGCCTTGAACTGCTGTGCCAGAAGCATCAACATTCACGACAACCTTGGTGCCTTCTCCCTGCATTGTAACGGGGATGCTGCGACCGTCAGGCAGGGGCACAACCGCTTCAGGGCCAGCTTCACCGGCAATGCTTACACCGCGCGTGATGCCGCCATTGGCCATCATCTTGGGCATGCCAAAACCGCCAAGGCCGCCTGTTGCCTGATTCATGTTGAAAGAAGGCGTGCTCTTTGCAAAGAAGCTGCCCAAATCAAGCCCACCGCCGCCAAACCCGATTGCCTGCATCAATGACTTGACAACAATCTGCTTCATGATGATGCGTGCCATGTCGCGCAACAGGTTGGCTGCAAACTCACGGAAGTTCAGCGTGCCGTTGACAACAAGATTTGTGATGCCGTCACTGATGCCTTGCAGGCCAACAGTTGCCAACTCCTTGGCCGCACCCAGCGCACCTTTCAAACTGTCGGCAAAATCATCGGCGCCCTGACGCAACATGTCAAACGGTGTTTTTGGACCTTCACCTTTGGCATTCATGTCAAATTGACCAGGCTTGACCTTAAACGACTTATATAGACGCTCCAACTCATCAGCACGTTGTTTATCAATTTTTGCTAGCCCATCACTCAATTGTTTCTCAAGTTCTAATAGCTCAATAATTTTTTCTTTTTCGCCCTTTTGAGACTCCTCAATTCGTAGACGCCTAACAGCAAATTCCAGTT